GTGATCCAGCGCGGGAGCGCGGTTGCCGTAGCGGAAGGTAACGTCCTTGAACTCGATGTCGCCCTCCACCTTGTCCAGCCCGCTCTGCCCCCCACCCCCGGGCGGCCGTCGGCCGCGGATAATTTTTTTGCATCCCCATTTCGCCAGTTTTTGACATAGGTTAAACCCGCCTTTCCAAATCCCTACAGATTCATTTACCACGCACTTTCCACTCTTACCGTTCTATGGTAAACTCACTTTAACGTTACGGAAAGCATTGCTGTCCACAACACTCTCGGTGCGCTCACGTAGCGTGTCGGGGACCGCCTGAGAAGCGGCTGCGCCGTTGGCTAGAAGGGTCTAGCGACGCGCAGTACAGCTCAGACCGGTAGTCGCAAAGGTCGCGCATGAAAAGTACGCAGGACGGCTGGAGGGTATCTTCCAGTGCGGTTGGGTTGGGGACCACCTGAAAACGACGCAAGCTCGCCCCACGAGCTAGATCGAGAACAGCTGAAACGAAGCAGAGGGCAAAGCCCCGAGCGGCCAGAGCGCAGACGATGCGCAACCGCGTCTCGATTGAAAGCCGATTCAAGCGCCCTTGCCTCTTTTTTCAACGAATACCGAGTCCTCGACTGGTGAGGACGCTTGAACCAGCTTTCATAGGAGATCCAAATGGACAAACGTATCCAGCTTCAAAGTGACGACATCAAACGTCTCGAGAAGCGCTATTTCGAAGACGGCCACGCGAGAACTCTGATTTACCGCATCGACGACATGGCCGACTTGATTTTTGCAAACCGAGCCTTGCGCTGCGACATCCACACCATGCGCTCACTCATTCGCCAGTTCAGCGAAGATGCAAACGCATGGCTGGATCAGGTTTGCGAGATGAGCGGTACGCCCTTAGACGAACGCTATCTGGAGATGATTGAGATCGCCAAGAGCCACAAGGAAGACATAGTCCATCACTTGGGTGATCGCATAGACATCTGCGTGAATGGGCAAGTCTACCTCGGGACCCTTTTAGCGCCGAACGTCGTGATCGTCAGGCGATATGAGCCGGGAAGTACTCGCTTAATGTCTTCGCGTCACGACGAGCCTGACGAAGCGCAGACTCAGCAGCCTTTTCAAAAGCAGGCACCTGAACATCCTGCATCTTGATGACGGCGCCAGTCAGATTCCAGAGAGCCTCACAGATTTCTTCCTCTGACGAGGTGCTCGAAATCTTGCCTGACGAAAGAAGTACAGCCCTAGCGACTTTCACGAAGGCGGCATCGGACAGAAGCTCGGAACGCTTCCGCTCAATGACGAGCATTTTGTAAGTGTCATCGTTTTCAAAATTCACTTTTCACCTCCTGGTGTTGGTTAACGAATTGCCAAACATGACGAGCCTGGCAACTCCAATGATCGCACCGGGAGGTGACCCACACAAGCCCCGGCAACAGGGCTTCTTCGCAAGCACGTTCGGCACTGAGAGTGCTTACGAAGACAACTGGAGACAGCATGCAAAAAATCAAAGACTTTGAGACCTTCGCCGCTGGGTACTTCCTCGGGCTCGGCATCAAGAAGCCGACCGCCGAAGACATCTGCCGGCTCAGCGTTGATTGCAGAGCGTTCGCCGCTGCGCTCAGCTTCTACATGTTCACAGACCCCTATGTACTGTCGAAAGTGCGCACGCCTGACAAGTACGAGGCGGTCGCGAAGAACATCCGGTGCTTCATAGAGGCACTTCCTTGACGACTTTGAGGGCAAACGGCATGACGCAGATATGTGCCGATCTGGCGGCTCACAAGGCCAGATCCCAAAGCCGGTCAGAGGCTTTTGCGTTCACCCCGGCTCCCTCGACCCTTTCAACAGAAGGCATTCACGTGCCGCCGGCCACTGCGGCGTGGCATCTCCTAGGGCGGCATCTGAATGCCTTTTTTCATTTTTCGGAGGCGTCATGAAGCGCTTTATTACTTACCTCGACGGTCTCGCACGTCGCACCTACTTCGGCACGGACGGCACGGAGCCAGTCCGCTCTGGCGTACTCGGGTACTTCATCGAGGGCCTCGAAGGACTGATCGGGTTCTTCGGCCTGGTGATCTTGCCGGCCATGGCGGCTGCCACCCTCTACCGCTGGATTTTTGATTAAGGAGAACGATATGGCTTGGAACTACCCCGACGGCTGCGGCCCCGACGACTACGAAAAGTGGTGCGGCCCCGACCCTGACGAAGAAGACGAGGATGAGGACGAAGAAAGTTACGACGAAGATGACGAAGGCGAAGACGAAGGCGAGGTGCTCGAATGAGCTTCTCAGACCCGGTTCGAATCATCGACCACATCCCCCAGAATTTCGACATGAAACGAATTACTCGAAAGCGACCGCTACAGCAGCGCAAGCTCGCAAAGGCTCAGTCGGCGAAAGCTGCTGAGCCTTCTTCTTTTGAACCGCCTTGCGAACAAGTCTCGGCCATTTGGAAGGCAGTCGCCTTCATCGGTTCGTTGGCAATCGTGTTCGCGGCATTGATAACGGGAGGCTGGGAACGATGAAAACCATCAAAGACATCGCAATTGATCTCAACAGCACCGGCGCAATACCGAACATGGCCGACGCCAGAACGTACATGAAGGAGAACTTCCCAAGCGCCGTACTGACGTACTTCTCGGACAACCGCTCAGACAACTGCCTTCTCCGCGTTCTACCCAAGCAGCTCGAGGCATACGACTTTCACCGGTCCTTCCAAATCTCGATCGAGATTCACTCGTGTAGCTTGCGAACGATCGAGCATGCGGCATGGCTCATCTACCACGACTGGCTTGAGATCGCACAGATCAAGAAGCCTGACGACTTTACAAACGACGTTCCGTTCTAAGGAGAACATCGAATGACAGCAATCAGCACCGCGGCCATGAGCCGCACCGAATGGCTCAAAGAGCGAACCAAAGGCATCGGCGGCTCCGACGTCGCAACGGTCCTCGGCCTCAATCCCTACAAGACGCCGCTCGAACTCTGGGAAGAGAAGACGGGCAAGACGGCCGGCAAGGAAGCAGGTCAGGCTGCTTACTGGGGAACGGTCCTTGAAGACGTCGTTGCAAAGGAGTTCAGCCAACGCACCGGCATGAAAATCCAGAAGGTCAACTTCATGCTCTCCAAGGGTGAAGACGACTGGATGCGCGGCAACATCGACCGAGCAATCATCAACCCGGACATCGCGGGCCGCGTTTCCGTTCTCAAGCCGGAGAAAGCAGCCGAAGCCGGACGCCTTCTCTCTACGAACATCGGCCTCGAATGCAAGACCGCAAATAGCTTCATGGTTGACCAGTGGGGCGACTCTCAGGAAGCCGAAATCGTCGCAGGCAAGGTGGTGACGGATCACAAGATACCGCTGTACTACGAGACTCAGATCCAGTGGTACATGGCAGTGACTGGCATCGAGACCTTCTACGTCGCAGTGCTCATCGGAGGTCAGGACTTTCGCATGTATGAAGTCAAGCGTGACGAGGACGTCATCGACGCCATCGTCTCCAAGTGCAGAGACTTCTGGGAAAACCACGTGCTCAAGAACATCCCGCCGGCACCGGTAAACGTCGATGACATCAAGAAGATGTACTCGCGCGACAACGGCGAGATGGCCGAAGCCACGAACGAGCAGGCTATCGACATTGGCGAACTCCGAAACCTGAAGGAGCAGATCAAGGCGCTCAAGGAGCAGGAAGAAGCCGTCGCCTCGCGCCTGATCATGGCCATCGGTGAGAAGACGGGCCTCACGCTCGGCGGCAAAAAAGCCGTCACCTACAAGGCCATGAGCACCACGCGCTTCAGCTCTACAGACTTCAAGAAGTCCCACCCCGACCTGTATCAGGCCTTCGCAAAAACCACCAGCACCCGCGTCCTCCGACTCGCTTAACCCATAAGGAACAAACACTATGTCTACTACCGACACTCTCAAACAGCAGATCGCTCCCGCCGCCACTCAGCAGCCTGCCGCCGTAGCCGAACGACAGAACCGCCCGGCAACGCTCATCGACGTCGTCCGCTCTACGGGCTTCCAGAAGCAGATGTCTCTCGCAATGCCGAAGAGCATGACGCCCGATCGTCTGACCCGCATCGTCATGACCGAATGCCGCAAGACCCCGGCGCTCCTCAAGTGTGCCCCTGAAAGCTTCTACGGTGCAGTCCTCCAGTGCGCGGCCCTCGGCCTCGAACCGGGCTCCGCTCTCGGGCATTGCTACCTGCTGCCCTTCGGCAACGGCAAGGACCGCTCCGGCCGCCCGAACGCACAGCTCATCATCGGCTATCGCGGCATGATCGACCTCGCCCGCCGCTCCGGGCAGATCATCAGCTTGCAGGCTTGGACGGTGCACGCACAGGACACTTTCAACTACCAGCTCGGCCTCGATCCCGACATTCAGCATGTGCCAGCATCGACCGCAGACCGAGGTCCTGTCACTCATGTCTACGCAGTCGCCAAGCTCAAGGGAGGCGGCATCCAGTTCGAAGTGATGAGCCGCGCAGAGATCGAGAAAGTGCGCTCCACGTCAAAGGCCGGCAACTCCGGCCCGTGGGCAAGTCACTGGGATGAAATGGCAAAGAAGACCGTCATCCGCCGCCTCTTCAAATATCTGCCGGTCAGCATCGAGGCCGTCCGCGCAGTCGAGATCGACGAGAAGACCGACCGTGGCGAAGCTACTACCGACCAGGACTTCCTCGATGCCGAGTTCATCGAAAAGGGTGACTTCAACGACGCGCCGCAGATCGAAGCGGCATCCGAAGAACCCGCTGAATAACCCCTAAAAATTCCCCGACCGAGAGACCGGATCATCTATCACCGGCGCTTCACCCTCACGGTCGGGGAACTGTGAATCAGGATGACAAATGAAATACAGACTGAAAGACCGCGAGCTTCAGGAGAAGCTCGACGAGATCAGCGACGGGGACTTCTCCCGTCAAGTTGAGCTCAACAATGGTCGCCTCGGTTCCGAACTCGAGTACAAAAAACAGATAATTCTATGGTTCGGTAGCGTACCGCTTCATGCGTTAGAGATAACGCCTGCCATGCTTGAACCGGTTAAGGAGGACGAGGAATGACAGAAACCGAAATTGTCGTGCAAGACATCCGCCGAGAACTCCGGTGGTCTTATCGCGATCAATCGACCTCAAATCTCCGCGCACTCGCAAACCGACTCATCGATCACCAGGACACGGCCAGCATCGCAGACGCAGTAAAGAAGTACACGGCAGTGCTCTCCGCCGCGAGGCAGAGCGCAAACCCTGCCGCCCTTGAGCGCGTGAAGCTCTCCGCGTACATGCTCACTAACGCGCTGCGCGCCTGGGAGGCGGCACGATGAAAGCCATGACCACGCTCGAGAGCATCCGCCTTTACCTATCCGCTTTGTGGCATACGATCATCTGGCCAAAGACCACGCTTGGGCAAGCCGTCGTAGGCTACATCATCTTCTACTTTGTCCTTTTGTGGGAAGCGCAAACCTTCGCCGAAGGAATCGCCTTTGGAGCATGGAGCATCCTGGTCATTCAGGCTTGTCATTCATGGGCCAAAAGGGCCATCAAATGGTGGGACGCACACAGTTGGTACAGGATCCGGCTCACGGTCACGAGCCATCGTGGCATGAAAAGCTTCATGATCACCGTGCCGCCAGACTTCCCCAAAGACGAAGAGACGCGTCATCGGTTGTGGCGCGGGATCTACTAGGCAACATCGTAAAATAGGAAAGCCCCCGTGCTGTGCAATGCTCCGGGGGCTTGATTAACCGTTATGATGAGGTATGTATGGATAATAGCCAAAACAACGACGAACAAGCAACCCTCCCGAACTTCGACGCGATCCGCCATCTGGACGATGACGGCAGGGAGTACTGGTTTGCGCGCGAGCTTTACCCGCTCTTGGGATATAGCCGTTGGCAAAGATTTCAGGCGGTTATCGAAAAGGCAAAGACCGCATGTAAGTCTTTGAAAATCAACGACTCTGACCATTTTACCAACCTTGGTAAAATGGTCGACCTCGGTAGCGGCTCGTCTCGCGAAATTGATGACGTCGCCCTCTCCCGTTATGCCTGCTACCTGATCGTTCAGAACGGCGACCCGAGCAAGCCTGTCATTGCCGCCGGCCAAACCTACTTCGCGGTTCAAACCCGCCGCCAGGAACTCGCCGACGAGGAAGCCTTCGCCCAACTGGATGAGGATCAAAAGCGTCTGTTCTTGCGCAGGGAGATGAAGGAGCATAACAAACGGTTAAGCGATGCCGCGCATGACGCGGGAGTCGTCGAGCCAAGAGACTATGCCATCTTCCAGAACCACGGATACAAAGGCCTCTACGGAGGACTTAATCGAAAGGATATCCACGAACGGAAAGGATTGAAAAAGAGTCAAGAGATCCTTGACCACATGGGTCACGAAGAACTGGCCGCGAACCTCTTCCGAGCAACCCAGACCGAAGCCAAACTCCGACGCGAACACATCGTCGGGAAAAGGGAGGCGAACCAAGCGCACTATTCCGTAGGGAAGGAGGTGCGGGAAACCATTAAGCGGTTAGGCGGCACTATGCCTGAAGATCTCCCGACTCCGGAGAAGAGCATTAAACAGCTTGAACGTGAAGAAAAGAAACGGCTTGAACTTCTCGAGAAGAAGTAACCGCCCAATTTGAACCATTACCAGCCCTCGGCTCACACCCGAGGGCTTTTTTATCTGGAGAAACCATTGCCTAAAAGCCAGAAACCCCGCAAGAAAGGGCAGCGAGCAAGTGCGCAGTGGGAACTCGAGGACAACGCCTTTCTAGGCGAACTTCAGAAGACAGGAAAAATCAAAAACGGAGGAGAAGATGGAAGGGTGGATGAATAAGAAGGAACTGGCAGCCTATATCGGCGTGAAGTCAGTCCGCACAGTTGATCGCTGGATCGGGAAGAACCACCTCCCAAAGGGAAAACAGTTCCCCACCGGACCGCACTGGAAGAAAGACATTGTGGACAAGTGGCTCGACGGCTTCGGTCAATACGAAAAGCAGTGCAATGGCTCTGTTTAATCATTTAGGAGATTTTGGACGCACTTTTCAGAAGGGAACATCCTCCTCCATTGAGGCACCGTTCAGGG